CGTTGTGCCAGCTTGTCTTCTTGTTGTCGTCTCGACCGTAGTTGTCTGCGATTGAGAACTTCAGTACGGCGGTACCGGAGTTGGCGTACCGAAGTTCGGGGTCACGTCCCACGTTGCCGATTACTGTGATGGTGTTCACTTGCTTGTCATCTCCTTGAAGGTGGCACGGAGCTTGTCCATGTCGTTGACGGTTACTTGGGTGTAGTCGACCCCGGCTCGTTTGGCGACGGTGACGGGGTCAATCTTCTTGTCCATGCAAGCAGCTGTGAACTTGCCGTGGAGTTCGGGGGAGATCAGGGTGTCTCCGAGGTTTGCGTCGCTCTGAAGGCCTTCTGGGGGCTTCTCAGGGGATTGTGAGGGCTTCTTTGCTGCCGCCTTCTTGACAGGTTTGGCGGGCTGGTCCCCCCACTCTTCCTTCGACCACAGTGACAGGGCGATACCGAACCGCATCGCACCGTTACGTATCGCATCGGATACCAACTCCTTACCTACATCGACCTTGCGGTCCTCAACCGAGCCGACACAGTACCGGCGGTGTCCGAGGACAGTCATCCAGAACCCTGCCTGGATCATGGTGCCAACCTTCTCGCGGGCCGGCAACCCTGCCTCGTCGAACGCAACAGGCTCTAACGTCCACAGCGGGTCGACCTCCAACAGAATCTTGGTGACCTCGGCGTGTCCGACGTAGTCGAGTTGGGTGCCGCCACGGGGCAGCTTGCCAACCATTGCCGGGTCAGGGACCGCATGATCCTTGACAATTTGGGACAACTTGTCGTTGTTGCTCACTTGCTTCCTCCTTTGATGTTCATTACGCGATAACTGGAACTGGTCTGATATTGGTGATGAAGGTCGGGTTGCTCCGCTGCGAATCGCTTGGCGTCGAACGAGGTCCGCGATCTGTGCTTCCAAGTGACAACCTCCCTGCCGTCGATGGTTCCTGACTCACGGCCGTCAAGCACAATACCGAGCCGAGCCTTCAATTCGTCCTCACGGTCGTTGAGTTGTTTCTTCTCGGCTTGCACCTCGCGCAACGAGTCAATCAGTTGGATGTGCTCGTCGAGTTCGATAGCGCCGTCGTTCGCAGGGGCGTGTGCTGCGACCTCAGCGTAGGTCGCCTGCCAATCCTCAGGTATCACACCGACCGACACCTGTTTGCAAAACTCTCCAACAGCGGCAATATGCAATTCTTTGTCATCTTCGCCAACGTGCTGCTCATGGATGTGCAGGTCAAGGGTGCTGTCAAAGATGGCCCAGTGGATAACGTCGACCCCAGCGCACACTGCTTGGTGGACGCCTTGGAACCACCAGTACGGAGGCATGTTGGCCGGCGACCATTCCCTGTTGTACGTCTTGATTTCGACAACAATCTCAGGGTGGGCGGCAGGCCCGACAGCGTTGATGGCATCTAACGTGGCGACCATCGAAGCGAAACCGCCTTGATACTGGTACATCAAATCGGGTGACACCAGCTCGATACCGAGGTCGTCGGACGCCCAGTCAATGATCACTGGTTCGAGCCGGTTGCCTCGGTCCATTGCACGGGTCGTTTCGGTCACCTCCGGCTCATCAGCAATCTTCTCCATTGCCAGCCCGTACTTGGACTTGAACCGGTGCATCCCGTGAACAGCAGCAGCTTCGGATGCTGACACGACTGGCAGTCCGACCTCGTCGCGGTGACGGATGCGGAGCCATTCGAGGCTGCCGTGGGGCGGTTTGGGGACGGTTGTTCTACTCATTGGTACCTCCTAGTTGAGTTGAACGCGACTTTACGTTGGGGGTGTGACAGCCGTCAAGTCAAATCTTCATCGAACCAGTTGAGAGGCAGATGAGTGGCGAGGCTGAACATGCGGACGATGTTCTCCAACGGGATGTGGTTCACGTCAGAAATCATCTCCGGTTCCTCTGCCGTGTTCACCACGGTCCCAACCAGCGTCAGGAACCCTTCCTTCTTCTTCGGCCACACCCAGCCGACAGAAATCGGCAGCACCTCTTCCGGCTCGTAGTCCTCGGTCATCACCCACGTTCCAGGCGCGCTGTGCGTGTCACGCCATTGGACGACAACCATCGGCCACGTCTTGTCGGTTTCGTCGTAGACCTCACCCATCGGTCGGATGCCCATGCCCGCCACAAGACGGGCAGCGTCGACCTTCACGGGCAGTCCACACCTCGCCACAGTTGTCGCACTCGTTGAGTCCAGTCACTTCTTCCCTCGGTTACGGGCACGATTCTTCGACGGGTTTTCCAACACCATCTTGCCGTCTTTCGTATGCGACAAATCCTTACCGCCCTGACCTGAAATCCCTCGACGGCGACGTTCCGTGGTTAGCTCGGACCGCTTGGCTCGTTGCTCCGGGCGGGCGTTGACCTTCTTGTCGGTCGCAGCCTTCTTACGGCGGGCCTCAGGGTTGCTTCGGTAATACTTTGCGGACCGTTTTGGGTTGCTGACTCGGGGCGGGGCCATCGGATGCTCCTGTCTGGAATGCGGCGTCGAGTTCGTCTTTGGTGATCACCCCGTCGTCGGCGTAGGCGCGAGCCAGTTTCTCCACAACATGCGCAGTCGCAGAAATACCGGCCAGCACCGCCGCCTTCCACACGGGGATGCCTCCAACAATCGCAGAGCCACCAATGACAGCCATCGCTGAATAGGCGAACACGGCGAGAATGCGGAGGGCTACGGACTTCATGCTTCGTACAGTTTACCTCTCCACATGCACTGGTTCTGATGAATCGGTATCTGCTCATACCAGAACTGTCCGTCACCCTGTTCGTAGGTGATTACGGCGAACCCTTGCTGCCAGTCTTCCACCACTGAAAGCGGGCGTCCGTCCAAGTCGATGCCGCCCCGTGTTGAAGGAACTGCTCCGTCCGTTCTTGCGAGCGTGCCAGGGGATGCGGCCATAACGGTTTTGGCTCCGTCCCAGTCTTGTCTCGTTTTCTCCGCCCACTCGCGACGGTGAATATGCCCGTAGACCACGGAAACTTTCGAGTCGGACAGGTAGGCGTGGGCTGTCGAGCCGTTAGATCGGACTTTGGTTCCGTGGATGACTTGGAGTTTCTGGTTGATCCAATAAACGGATGCCGGGTAGCCAGCCAAATACTCAACCCGACTGTCAGAAAAACGACAGAGGTAAGGAATTGAAACAACAGGCCAACCGCTCGGATCGTTACCTTTTTTGAGACCGAACGCAGCTTTCGCGTTATCGAGTACATAGTTCACCAGCCTTTCCTCATGGTTCCCGGCGAGCCAAATGATCTCAGCGTTCGGGGCGCAGGCTCGTAACTCGGCAGCGAACGTGGTGCAACGGTCAATAGAAGCCTGCGTCGTCAAAGCAAACGCAGGGCTGAGGCGGTATTTGCCGAACTCGGGGCCGTCGAAGTTGTCCCCGACACACACCACCAGATCAGGGTTCACTTCACGCATCACCGACAGACACAACTCGATTGCCTTCTCATCATGCGTCGGAACCAACTGTCCGTCAGCGTCCCTGTAGTAGCCGATCTGGGCGTCAGGCACAATGACAGCAGTCCGGTACCCTTCGGGCCGTACAACGCCTTTCAGGGGCCTTACAGAGCATTTGACGGGCGGACCCTGATTGACCGGATTCCATTCCGGTCCGTCCTCCCAAGCCGGCGAGAACGACAGCCCCGCCATATCGACCACCTGAGGTTCGTTGTTCTCATCCTTCATGAACCCTTGCCACAGGTTCACACGGGTGATCTTCCCCACCTCTTCAACGTCAATCCCGTTGCGTTCCAACAGGTGAGCAACCTTCCCCAACACATCCTTCTTAGAAGGAGGCGGGCCGTTCTTGATGTCGTCAGCGAGACTCACAGGAACAATCCTTTCGTAGATGCCGTTGAATCGTTCCGTCTTTGACCGGATGCCCGTTCGCGGTCAACACGTTCGCTAGCCAGGTGGCGGTAGCACCATTCGTTCGTCCCATACGGGCTTCACGCGGCATCGAAGCAACCGCATCCAACGCGGTTTCAAAAGCTGCAAGATCGTCGCCAGACAGCTCGCTACGCAGTAAGGCGATCTTGCATCGAAGATTCGGTTTCGGTTCCGGTATGTCCTGTAATGCCTGTGCGAGTCCCATACCCCTCCAATCGGTGCATGATTGAAGCCAAACGGTCAGCCTCAATCGGTCCTCGGGGTACCACTCTAGTCAGAAATGCACGAAGGTCAAGGATCATTGCTCGGTCCACTAGTTCTCCCACTCCTCCACGATGGAGGCATTCAGTCGTTGTGTGCGTGCCAGTCGATGTGAGAGTCGAGACGGGAATCAATCTTGTCGACCTTCCCGTCGATCTGTCTCAACATCTCAGAATTGGTGGCGTGATCCCGGCTGTTCTCACGCCTCACCCGTTCAAGAAGAGTGACGATTACCCCACCTGGTGCCACAACTGCCAGAAGGACTGCGGCCCAAGTAGGCATCGGTCACTTGTTGAACGCGCTGTCGATTTCAGCGGCGGTCAGCTTGCCGTCCTTGTAGGCGACAGCAAGAGCTTGGGCAACTCCGAGGACCGCAACCGCGCCCGACATGACAGCGGCCTTCCACACGTCCACATCGACCAGTGAACCGATCAGAATGTTGGGGACTGCGGCGGCGACAAAGGTGGCGAGCAGGCGGGTGGCAACGGTCTTCAACATGATGGCTCCAATTCTACCCGACGCTAATCGTCGGAAGGGACTAACTGGGAAAGGATGTACACAATAACAGATGCGACGCTGATAACTATTGCCGTGTCACGGGTTTGACCTGACAACGTGATAATGACCAGCAGTAGCCCGCCTGCCATGATCGCAGCTTCCGCAAGGATTCTCAGATATTTCATTTGAGTCTCCGGCGGGCGACGACGATGGGGCTGTTAGTAATTATGACAGATGCGGCTGTGACGGTTCGGCGGGTTGCCACGTCCACGGTGGAGCCGACCGGCACATAGTCTTCGTAGCCCTCGTTGGCGTAGATGTTTACTTCTTCCT